AAGCGGTTCACCGATCGGCGGCCGCCACCTGGGCGCACCAAGCTGATCCCGTGAGCGACACCACTGCCGCCAGCGATGATGGCAGCTACGCCAACAAGCCGCCGGCGCAGCAGTTCGCCTACAAGCAGCCTCCTCCGCAGTCGAACAGCAATATGATGACGCCTGACCAGTTCAACGCGAAGCTGAAGGCGCGTATGGACAAGCAGGTCGCTGACTACAAGCGGAAGCGCGCTGCCAGGAACGCGAACGCCTGATGCCGATCACCACCGGAAGCGCACCGAAGGCCTTGCAGCAGGGAGGGACACGCAAGATGGCAAAGCTGACCACCAAAGCCAGGAAGGCCATCCCGACCAAGAGCTTCGCGCTGCCAGGTCGCCGCTACCCGATCGAGGACAAGAGCCATGCCCGGAACGCACTGGCACGCGTGTCTCAGCACGGCAGCCCGGCCGAAAAGTCCAAGGTCCGTGCCGCGGTGCGCCGCAAGTACCCCAGCATCGGACAGCATGCCCATCATCCACCGTCGCGTGGGTGACGTTGACCGGAGCATTGTGTGACCGTCTACTCGTGTCGCGACATGCCAACCATTCAGGAGTTCATGGATTGCGATTCGTTCATTCGCGGTCTGATGGGCCCGCTCGGCTCGGGTAAGTCGTCCGCCTGCTGTATCGAGATACTGCAACGTGGGGTGCGGCAGGCGCGCGGTCCTGATGGCGTGCGCCGTTCCCGCTGGGGCGTGCTCCGCAACACCTCGAAGCAACTTGAGGACACGACTATCCGTACCTTCTTGCAATGGGCTCCCCCGTACACCTTTGGGGACTGGGTGCCGAGCAAGGGGAACTACACCATCCGAGCGCTGAAGGGCGAAGGCGACGATCGAGGGGCCGAAATCGAGGTCATGTTCCGCGCCTTGGACCGCCCTGACCAGATCGGCGACTTGCTGTCGTTGGAACTCACCGGCGGCTGGATCAACGAGGCGCGGGAGATCCCATGGGAGATCGTCGATGCGCTTCGGCCTCGCGTGGGACGCTATCCGGCGATGCGGGATGGTGGCGCGTCCTGGTACGGCATCTTCATGGACACCAATCCGCCGGACGCCGATTCATCGTGGTTCCGCTTTTTCGAGGAGCAGGATCATACCGAGACGGTGGCTGAACTCGCCAAGGTGCCAGAGTTCAAGGGCATCACGGTCGACAAGTTCGTGCGGCTGTTCAAGCAGCCGTCTGGCCGCTCTGATCGCGCGGAGAACCTGACGAACCTACGGCCTGGCTATTACCAGAGCGAGGCGATCGGTAAATCGCCCGAGTGGATCAAGGTCTACATCGACGGCGAATATGGCTTCGTGGTCGACGGCAAACCGGTGTGGGCCGAGTACCTTGATGAGCTTCACTGCCCGACCGACAAAGAGAAGTGGCCGAAGCCGAGCAACGGGCTGCCGATCGTGCGCTCATGGGACTTCGGCCTCACGCCGGCCTGTATCTTTAGCCAGATCACCGCGCGCGGCCAATGGATCGTGTTCGATGAGTTGTGCGGTTCCGGCATCGGTGCCGACGCGTTCTCTGATGAGGTGGCGGAGCACTCGGCGCGGTACTACACCTCCTGCGAGTTCTGGGATGTGGGCGATCCGGCCGGCGGGCAGAAAAGCCAAACCGATGAAAAGACGTGTTTTCAGATTCTGCGCGGCAAAGGGATCATGATCGAGCCGGCCATCCAGACCCTGCAAATCCGCCTGGAGTCGGTGCGCAAGCCGCTGCGCACGCTGGTCGACGGCAAGCCGCAGTTCGTGCTGCATCCACGGTGCCGGCAGCTTCGCCGTGGCATGATGGGGGGCTACCACTACCGTCGCATGCGGGTATCCGGTGAGCGCTACACGAACGAACCGGAGAAGAACATGTACTCGCACCCGGCCGATGCGCTCGGCTACGCTGGCACGAAGCTGTTCGGTGCCGGGCTGTATTTCCCGCATGGACAGAGTGCTGCCAACGACTATGTTGGTGCGACACCGGGACGTCCGCGCTCCTCAACAGGGTACTGACCACATGGATGATGAAATTCAGGGTGAGGTTGTCGAACTGGGCGACCTGCAGCCGCTGAACGGCAAGCAACCAGGCACCTTCCTGCGCAGCAAAACCTGCTCCTCGTGCGGCTACGGGGTGAAGGAAAAGGGCGATCTGGTGTGCCGGTTCGGTCCGCCGCATGCCACGTTCATAGCGGTGCCGCATCAGCAGGTGATGCCGACGGCGCAGGGGCCTCGGCAGGTGTCTGTGATGAAGATCCAGAACTTCAGCGGGTTTCCGCTGGTGCAGCCTGATCAGTGGTGCGGCAAATGGGAAGCGACGCGAAAGTAGCGCGTCTGCCGATACCCGGGGTGCACCGTAGCGTCATCGAGGCGCTCGGAAGCGCAACGCGGGTGGCGGAGACGGACGGCATCGAACAGGTGGTGATCCTCGGCCAACTGCCAGATGGCTTCCTGTTCGTCAGTTCCGGAGACGGCGAGCCGCTGTCGGCCGCGCAATGCCTCTGGCTGATCGAACATGCCAGGCAACTCTTGGTCAGCGGCGACTGCTTCAGGCGGGACCGTGGATGAGCCAGAGCGTTCGCCTGCTCAACGCCACGTCGACCGGCGAGCGACTGACGTTCGAGGACCCGGCCGAAGATCTCGCGCGGCTTGACCGCATGCCACGGGAACTGCGGTGGTCCTTCCAGGACAGCGCCACCAAGCTCTCGACCAAGGCTTTCGAGGCGCACCTCCGGTGGTCGATGCAGAACCATGGCAACCCTGTCCGCACGATTGCCAAGCTGCGGGAGCACGAGAAGAACGAGATCGCGGTCCAGGCTGGCGAGTACCGGGCGCAGTGCGGCACGCCCTATCCTCATGTCGAAGCGGTCGCGTCGATCCAGCGCTACGGCGAGTTGGGGCCGTCCAAGTATCCGCCGAAGAACTACGGTCGCCCGGTGATCCATCCACGGAAGGGCAGACGGCGCCGGCGAGTTCACGCTATGGTCGGCTGATCTCTGTCGGGAGACAGCTATGGCTAAGCCTCCGTACAACGTCATCGATGCCGACAAACTGACCGGACCGCTCGTATGGTGCGTCATTTCAGGCGGCGAAGACGGGTGGAATCACTGCGATGTCACCACCTCCGGGCGCACTTCCGATGAGGCCAAAGCCGCTGCGCAGACCGTTGTCGACCAGATATTCCCGGGGAAGCGGAAGCTGGTTCGCACTGCGGCCTACGGCGAGGAAAGCGTCGACTTCGAGAAGAAATGTCGGGTGGTGAGGGGCGGCGCGCGCTTTCATTTCCACACGACGGAAGCTGGTGAGATCGACGCTCTGCCGGAAGGCATGAATTACGTCAGCTACGGTAGGTGAGGGAGCAGGAACCATGAGCCTTGCGATGAGCGCGCCGGGCGGCGCACCGCCTCCTCCTCCTCCGCTGAACGGAACGCCTGCACCTCCGGCGATCGGGGGAGGCATCGGTAATCCGCCTCCGGTCGGTCTTCAGGACCCGCTCGCGCAACCTCCCGTCGGCGAGCCGTTGCAGGGTGCGTTCACCGCAGTGCACGCGATGCCGGAAGGTGTCCCGGAAGCAGCCCGCGGCCACTTCATGATGCTGCGCCGCTGGACGCGCATGAAGAACATCGCCGAGTCGCGCGAGATCTCCGATGAGGAACTCGGCAAGCTGAAAATGCGGGTGAAGCAGGACTACGAGATCGACGAACGTAGCCGCGTCGACTGGAAGGAAAACTACCGCGACTGGCTGGATATGGCGCTCCAGATTGCCGAGAAAAAGCAATACCCTTGGCCCGACGCCTCGAACGTCATCTACCCGCTGATGACGACGGCCGCACTCCAGTTCAACGCACGCGCCTATCCCGCCATCATCCGCGACCGGGACGTCGTGAAAGGCGTCGTGATCGGCAACGACGACGGCACACCGGCGGTCGGCCCGACTGGGGACCCGATCATGACCGGTCCCGACCAGCCGATCTGGAAAATCGCACCAGGTGCGAAGCAGGACCGCGCCGAGCGAATTGGGCGGCACATGAGTTGGCAGTTGCTGGATGAGCAGGAGGAGTGGGAGCCGCAAACCGACCGGTTGCTGA